GGAACTTTATTAGGCGTAGCCGAGCGCCTAATAAAAATTTTAGGATCTGCCATTCAACTCCATATGTGGTATAAACCGTAATAAACTCTTATATAAGAGTTTTTATTATTTATTGGAACTCATCTCCTTTGATATTTTTCTTCGCCCTTAAAGATAATTTTTGTAGTTCTTCTTTTTGCTGAGCAACTTCTTTGGACAGATTTTCGTTTATATCCATTAGTTTTTTAACCTTTGCTTCTGATGCAATAAATTGTGATAAGATATCAAAAATTTTTTGTTGATATGATAGTATCAAATACTTATAATCCTGTTCGTCCATAAAAAAAGAGGGTATACACCCCCTTATTTAGAACTGTATAGATAATATTAGAATGATCCGCCATCTATTGTGATATTCTCAAGATTTCTAGTTGAACCAGTGCAGGTGATAAGTTGAGATTGACCCGCACAGTCATTAATAAAAATACTTTCAACTTCAATAGATGCATATGCATTTGCAGCAACTGTTAATACACTACTAGATTCTGATACATCATCAGCAAACACAATCCTAGAAACAGAATCATCCCAGAATACAGCAGCTTTCTTCGCAGAGGATGTATAATAGTTAAAAACAATACCTAAATCGATATTGAGATCTGAAGATGGAGTGTTGCCGTCAACAAGACCAAGTTCAATCAAAGAATCTTCGACTGTTAATGAAGTTGTATTGACTTGAGTTGTTGATCCATTAACGATCAAGTTTCCACCAACTGTAACATTTCCACTCGTTGATACAGTTGCAGCAGAAAGAGTTCCTGTAAAAGTTGGAGATGCTGAAAATACAAGAGAACCTGTCCCAGTCTCATCAGTTAAAGCAGCAACTAAGTTTGATGAAGATGGAGTTGCTAAGAAAGTAGCAACGTTAGCAGCGAGACCAGATACACCTGTGGAAATAGGTAATCCAGTGCAGTTTGTTAATGTGCCAGATGATGGAGTACCAAGAGCTGGAGTTACCAAAGTTGGTGAAGTAGCAAATACCGCAGATCCAGATCCAGTTTCATCAGTTAAGGCAGCAGCTAAGTTTGATGAAGATGGAGTTGCTAAGAAAGTAGCAACGTTGGCAGCGAGACCGGTAAGACTACCAACTGCTAATCCGCCACTAAATGTTGTTGCAGTTACAATACCACTAACATTTAATCCACCACTTGGAATAGATACTCCGCCAGATAATGTGGAAAACCCAGAAATAACTGCAGTAGATGCTGTGGCATTACCTAAAGTAGAAACACCTGCATTAGATAATCCTATGGTTGTAGTTTGTCCTAATGTGCTGATACCAGTAACTCTTAAACCAGCAGCATCAATGCCTTGAGACGCATTAACACCACCAGAGGCATTAACTACTGCAGCAGATAGTGTTCCAGTAAAAGTTGGTGATGCTGAAAATACGAGAGAACCTGTTCCGGTCTCATCAGTAATCGCGGATACTAAATTAGCAGACGTTGGAGTTGCTAAAAATGTTGCTATGTTAGCAGCAAGACCAGATACACCAGTAGAAATAGGTAATCCAGTACAGTTAGTAAGTGTGCCTGATGACGGAGTACCGAGAGCAGGAGTTACCAGAGTTGGACTTGTTGCAAATACCAGTGAACCAGATCCAGTTTCATCAGTAACTGCAGATGCTAAGTTTGCTGATGACGGAGTTGTTAAAAATGAAGTAACGCCTGCACCAGCACCGGTGAGTGTGCCGGCATTTATGGAGGTAAAACTTAATGTTCCAGATCCATTCGTAACAAGTGCTTGTCCATTAGTACCATCAGCACTTGGAAGTGTAAGAGTTGTGATACCAGACAGACTATCAGGTGCTTTTAACGTAATAAAATCTGTGCCATTACTAGTTCCTTCAACAAAATTTACACCACTACCCGTGGTTGTAGTATTCTTAGTCCAATAACGGTGTGAACCAAAAAATTTATTATTTGCAGTGGTACTATCAATACCAACATAAAGATCATGAGAGTCGGTTGTAAATCCAGGTTCACCTGCCCTCAAACCAGGGAGATTAGCAAGAAGACCTCTCTTTATCTGTAATACAGGAGCAGCCATCTTTTCTTACACTATTTTTACTATTTATTTATTTTAAAAGGCACCACCATCCAAATCAATTTTATCATCAAGCGCAGTATCTAGTTCATTTATAATGGTGTTTGGTAATCCACCAGTAACTGCGTTAGATAGCACAGTATCAGGATCTATTGCCACAAACTCTCCCGTAGATGAGTTAAAGGATAATACAAATCCGTTCTGAACGCCTGATATATTTACATCTGATAAATCTGATAAACTTGCCACTTGTGATGCTCCTGCTGTTTGAGATATTTTGAATTTTAATGTTGATTGTTGTTTAACCGAATAACTACTAGAAGATGAAACAGAAATTTTATAAGTCATAAAGATACCGTGTTATTGACCATAGCCATTCCCTGAAAGATTTTTGTAACGTTTCCAGTTGTAGCATGAGTTAATATCACATCATAATAATTACGTCCCTCTGTCAAATCTGCCGTTATGGTAGATCCCATAGAAATTGCAATTTTACCAGTTGCAGTGGTGATTGTAGTGCTGAATGATTTTGATGAAGTTGCAGTGGGGTGTTTACGAATTTTTGCAGTTGCCGATTGATTTGTCAGCGAGAAAACAGAATCATCAGAATTTTTGACATCAAAAGTTGCTTCAAAATTTGTTCCTTTTTCAATCACAATATTGACGGTGGGTACAGTCATTGGACTTTTATATTTTTAAATATTTATTCTTTAACTCTTTTCCTGGTAATTATTTTAAGAGTGTTCAAACATTTTCATTTTTAGATTGTTGTTTAATTAATTTTGCTAGTTCCGCTGTGGATCCAACAAACAAAGCATTCGTAACATTTGTTGGTCCTTTTCCTTGCTTTTCCTCTTCAACTTCTCTCAGTTTCTTTTGAAGGTCCATTAATTTATCAGTTGCATCTGCCACGCTTTTAATTAATTGTCCAGCGACTTCATATGCTCTTGGCATTTCACTCTCTTGTGCTAATTCCAAAATTCCATTAATTGCCTCTTGACCCTTTTCAATTAAACTGTATAAATTTCCTCTTGTATATTCATAGTCTTTTTTAATATCTTCAGTAGAAAAATTTGTATTTTCAACTTTTTGAATAGCACCTTCATTTTCTTGTGATACTATTTCACTATCAACATTAAAAGTTTCATTAAGGTCATCAAATTTTTTTGTCATTTTCATGTTATGTTTCCACTAAATCCAAAATCATCACCATCTGGAATTAAGAGATTATCCGCCGATGTAATTGATTTAACAGGATCTCCTTTTAAATGAGTTGTGGCAGTTGTTTTATCTTGACCTCTCTTGACTGTTAAATTATTTCCAGATTTTGATACTACATAAACCTCTTCATCTCCAATATCTAAATAAGTGTTCGTAGATATTGATGCTGCGCTGTCAACAGGAATTAATACATCAAAGGCAGTGACATCGTTTGCCAACGTGGTAAGAATTGTTCCAGTATAATTTTTAATTGCTCTTGGAGTAGAAACAAATGCAAGTTCTCTGGTTGTATTTGTAGTGTCTGTTCCAGCAAGAAAACTGACCTTTGAAGTTTTGATAATATCTTTTGTTGCTGTTGTGACAGGACCAAAAAGAAATGTTTTTGCAGTAAATCTTAATGTATAAAGAAGAACTCGCCTTGTTGAAAAATCTCCTTCATAATCGTCTTGCATCGTGACATTTTCTAAAACAATTGGAATATCTCTCTTTTCATTTATTACATCTACAAGTTCAACTGTTAAATTGTATGATGGTTGAAAATATGGTAGAATTTGCTCGATAATCTGCAATGCATCGTCATTTAATTTTGACATAATACTAAGTTCAAATTGCATATTATATGGAACTGGCATAAATGCCTTTTTAGTTACATTTTCATCTGCAGCACTTTTGACAGTAAAAGTTTGAGTGGTTGTTACTTTTCTGGATGGATCATAGGTTAATCCAGTGAATTCAAAAGACATTCTAGGTAATGTCATAGCGATTGCTTTATTAAGATCTGGAGATTGAGTCAATCTAGCCAAAAACTTTTGAGTTGGACCATATGCTAGGGGAACCTTTAAATCGCTTACAACTTCGTTTGATGAGTTGGTGTGTTTTATTGAAATATTATTAAAAAGAGTTCCAAAGGCTATCACAGTCCTTCTCAAAATTTCGTTGTAAAAATACTCAAACATTTTTAAATTCCTATTATTAAATACTTAATCCTAATAAAATCTATTTATGGAATTCCAAATGGATTGCGCTCTGAGAAATCAATAATTGCATCTGCTTGAGATTCAATATTAGCGTTATCTGAGTATCCATCTTCTGTTGGATTGGTATCTATTAATCTTAGTGCGTAGGAAGCTCCAGACTCTGACCCAACAATATTTTCTTTTATTACAAAAGCACCAGTTACGTTCGCCACTTCTAATATATTTGTGGTTGAGTTCCAAGATCTTACTCTTGCCGTCACACCACTTATGGAGCCTGTGACAATTTCATTTGCAGAGAATGTGCCAACTCCAGATGTAGATGGAGCTCCAATTGTTATTGACGGTGCGATACTATAACCCACACCTGCATTGATTATTCGAATCGCTGTTATAGTTCCTGCTGAACTTACAACCGCTGTAGCTGCAGCTGCCACAGTAGTAACTCCTGATAAGAATATTTGATTTGTAAAAGTAATTGTAGGAGATGTTGAATATCCACT